TCCATTAACCTGGCACTCACCACAGGCAAGAACAACCAGCGGAAAGGCCGGAACTGGTTTTACGAATATGAACGATTCCCGGAGTTTTCGTGAATATCGGTATCTATGATGTAGACAGCAAGATACCAAATCTTGCATTGATGAAGATAAGCACATGGCATAAGGCGCAAGGCGACACGGTGGAAATGTATAATCCATTATGGCTAGATACATATGACAAGATTTACGCATCTAAAGTATTTGACTTTTCTGATGGCAGTAATCTGCTACCAGATCAGATGGAAATTGGCGGCACTGGTTGGAATAATAAAACATTACCGCAACACATAGAAGATTTACAACCAGACTACACATTATATAATTATCCGCATAATATTGGATTTACTATGCGTGGATGCCGATTTAACTGTGATTTCTGTGTAGTGCCTGAAAAAGAAGGCAAACCAAAGTCTAATAATACTATTGAAGAAATCTGGACAAACCGCTCATCCAATTTCGTTGTACTGCTTGACAATGACTTTTTTGGCAATCCATACTGGAAAGACAGAATTGATGAAATAAACACACTTGGTTTACAGGTCAATTTTTCTCAAGGATTAAACATACGCATCATAACCGACGAACAGGCTGAAGCGTTGGCAAGTGTGCATTTTCGTGATATGAGCGGTAACAACCGTACTGTTTACTTTGCGTGGGACCGTATAAAAGATGAAAAATGGATTAAGGCCGGAATTGAGCGTGTTATTGCAACCGGTATAAAACCGCAGCAGATGATGTTTTATGTACTGATCGGCTACGATACTACACCGGAACAAGATATGTACCGTATTGAAATATTAAAAGACTATGGCTGTCTACCATTTGTGATGCCATATAACAAGGATGACCAGTACCAGAAACGTCTGGCGCGTTGGGCAAATCATAAAGCTATTTATAAAAGTGTACCATGGGAGCAATTTGCATGAAAGACCACTACGCCGGCAGTATAGCATTCGATAACCACAATGATGTCTGGGAAGACAAAACAATGATTGCATTCTCATTTGATGAACTGGTAGAAGATATGAAAGAAGTAATGACCAAGCGGCGAAATAGTGAAGTGTTCTTTGCTGTTGTGGTTCGGGATGGGAAAGAAATTGATATTACAGAGCGAGTTAGAGTTGCATGCCGATAACAAAACACCACAAGAAAAAGTATCCGAATTCAGAATGGGTCAGGCGCAGAAACATACGCCGAGCAGCGGCCAGGCAAGCGTTAAAACAAGACTCATCCGTCATGCCGGTGGCTACGGTGGCTTCCAAGCCAAGTACGGACGCAGTCCATTCGCCACCACCAAAGAAGAAGCCAAGAAGCTTCTGGGCAGGAATCAAAAATGTTTTTGCGACTCGGGGAAGAAATACAAAAAGTGCTGCTTAATAAACCGTTAATGACAAAAGAACACTGGCGAAATGATGCTAGAATGGCCGATAAGTCTATTTTTGTGTGTCCACAGTGCGGTAAGTGCTGGGAGATAATAGTGTACTCAACCGGAAAGAAAAACGGCAGACGCAGACACATTCCGCAATATTATGGCAACTTTGTTAAGTACGGGAAAGAAAAAAAGATATGCCCAAGGTGCAAATAACAGAAGAAACCATTTTAAACCTGGAAGCTGAAATATTGAAACTCCAGAAAAAAGTCAATCAACTGGAGTCAAAGATCACAATAGCCGATAGCTTGATCCGGCAAGTGTATGCGTCACTTGAACAGTATTCAGACCATATTAAAGAATCACTTGAAGCCTACATGAAAAGGAGTGATTCGTGATATCATTAGCTAGAGGCGGGAATATGTCCAAAAAAGACATTGTTGAACTGTACGAATGGTTGTTGAAGACCGGCAAAATAAAAGAGAATGGACCAGCGCATACCAGGTTAAAAGAATTAAAGCTTTTAAGGAAGAATATGTTGAAGAATCCGCACAAATGAAATAATGATAATAAAAAAAGAAAGTGAGAAAAAAGAATGCAAGGAATAAGAAGCGTAAATGCCAGTGTGCATTGCTCAGTATGTAAAAAGCCGATCAGAGGCGATATGAGAGAAGCAATGTGGATCTGGGGTGTTGATCTAGAAAAGAATCCACTCATGCTGGTCCATTTTGAATGTGACCTGAAAACTGGTTGGCAATACTCCATGAATTTTGAAAGCACATGGAGATGCCTGAATCGGAAATGCTTTAAAGGCAAACAATTCCCACTGAGATATACATGATGTTCATTCTGGATATAGCAACATGGATCGCTAACTTACTTATACTCGGCATTGCACTCGTTATATGGTGCATTGGCATCTTTCTTATGGGAGTTATCTGCGTGAGTATAAAAGAATTAATAAATAAATATGTTTACAAACCATGAATGCTCATGCTGTAGTTCGCGATTGACAGAACAGAACAGCAGGAAATCAAGACTAAAATCACGGATCATTAATAATAAATGGTACTGCTATAAGTGTCTGGATTCATCAAATATTATGATACTTGACAATACAATAGACTTTAAACAATGGGAACACCACAACCGACCACGGCTGCTCTATAAAATATGGCCGGTGGAAGATATACAAGAAAGGAAGACAACACATGAAAAAAAAGAAACGGCACGGTTTAAAATACAAACTAGCCGATGGAACAACCGCCAAAAGCGTTACCACACTGATAGACAGCGAGCTGGGATGGAATAAAAGACCGCTGATGAACTGGACCAGGCGCATGGCGCTGGATGGAATAGACGATGAAGAAGAGATGCGTGAAGCTCAGAAGATCGGGACTCTGACACATCTTCTAATTGAAGCAAACCAGAAAGGCGTGAAAGACTTCGATACCGGTGACTTCTCCCGCAATCAGACAGAACAGGCAATGATCGCCTTTGCCGGATACAGGCAATGGGCAGAAAAGACAGATTTTAAACCGCTTAAAAGCGAAATGATGCTGGTTAATGAAGACTGGCGCGTGGGCGGGACCATCGACTGTGTCGGATCTATCGGAGATGACCTGGTGCTGGTAGACTGGAAGACTGCCAAATACTTATATGCTGAACATAAAATCCAGATCTCAGCATATATAAAGATGTTTGAAGATGCGCATATAAAAGCAAGAGCTGAGACAAGAATAAAAAAAGGACTGAACCCGATATACGGGATGATACTGCGCTTTGAAAAGCAGGAATTGAAGTTTCACCAGCATGTAGTCAAACGTGAACGGGTGGAAGCAGGAATTGAAGCGTTTGACGCAATAGTGAAACTCTCCAGATTACGCAAAAAAGTGTGATCTTTGACAAACTAAATACCAGCGGTCGGCGGGCGAAGTGTCCCTCAAACAGGCCAGCGGAGTGCCTGAATCCGGAGAAATCGGATTACTGCATCTCCATTTCACCGGACTTCGCCCACTGCCATCGATGTAAAAAAGGCTGGTTTATGGGGGATAAAAAAAATATCAGTAAAGCAGTGCGGCTGAATATACGCACTAAACTATTCGAGCGCCTCGATGAATCCGGATACGATGAAGCCAGAGTACGGTTCCTGGATCACTATAAAAAGATTTTCAGGAAAATGCGCCTTCCATGGAATAAGAAAGCACTGGATTATGATATCGGAGTGCGCAGAGATAAAAAGAAACAACTCCAGCTCGTATTTCAAATCACTGATGATCATATCAAATACCACAAAGGAACGCAGTTCGGTGAAGCAGACTGCAAGGTCTTTCCTCCGGATATCATCCCATACCAAGACACCTTGCTTATCTGCGAAGGCGAAAAAGATGCAATCACCGCTAACTGCAACGGTGTGCCGGCAGTCACTTTTACAAGCGGCGCCGGCGCACTGCCTCAAGATCTTACTCTGCTGGAGAAATCCAATGATATTGTGATTGCTTTCGATAATGATGAAGCCGGAAGAGCGGGTGCTAAAAAAGTAGCCAGTGCTTTATGGAAAAAAACCCGCCGGGTCAAGATATTAGAATGGGGACGCAATTACCCAAAAAAATACGATATAACAGACTTTTACTGCGATGGGCATACAAGTGCGGATCTGATGAAGTTAATGGATTCTGCACCCGTTTTCGGGGCAAATGAGCTGGGTGCTGCCAAAATCTTTGATGTGCATGGCTTTTTGGAGCGGGATCTTCCCGAAGTACAGTATATATGCGATGAGATCCTGCTGGAAAGCGGGACTACAGGGATCGCTGGAATGAGCAATGTGGGCAAGTCTATCCTGGCACTGCAGCTTGCGCTCTCTATCGCGATGGGAGTGCCGTTCATGGGGCAGTTTGTGGTCCCCCGGCCACGGAAAGTGCTGTTTATCCAGTTTGAAATGCTGGATCAGATGGTGCAGGAGAGACTGGAAAGACAAATGCATGCGCTTTGTGAAGACTACCCAACATGCAAAGAGTACCTGAAAGATAACCTGACTATCGCAAGTTTTGAAGATAAAAGACTTTTTGAAGATGCTTATGGAACCATAGAAAAGAATCTGATGACAGGCGACTATGATGTGCTGGTTATAGATAACCTGTATACCAGCTCTAATATCGCAATGGATAAAAACTCTGAGTTACAATCTCTGCTCTCCAAAATAACCGAGCTGAAACTGAAATACAAGATTGCTATGGTTATGATATCGCATCACAAGAAAATGAGCGAGAAACAACCACTGGATCACTTTATGGTGTTTGGGGGATCTACCTATGTCAACTGGCTCGATAACCTGGTACAGGTGGCGAATACGGGACGCGGTAAAGATCTGAAAGTGTTTAAGATCACCAAAACCAGAACCGCAAGCGATTACCATAATGTGCCTTGCGGGATCAAGATTACCGGATCAGAAAAAAACCTTGCGTTCAAATATATAAAGCCATTGCCCAAACATGAGAGTTTCTGGTATCTAGATGCGGAAGAAAGCCCGGAAGCTAAAGTTCTGAGCGCTATTCAAAGCGATGGAGATAACTTTACCAGAAACCAATTTAGCGATGCTTTAGCATCTGAATTGAACCTTACAAGCAATAATGCAGTGTCTAACTGGCTGGACAAATTGATCACGCAAGGACTCGTTGGAAAGCTGAATCATGGGCAATATTACATAAAAAATACCGAAATTGAAGATTTGCTTGGGTAGTGTGAGAATGGAGAATATGGAGAATATGGGGAATTTGAAGAAAATCAAATTCTCATTGACTTGCTAAATGGGAATATCGTTCACGAGAAGAAATTCTCCATATTCTCCATATTCTCTATATTTTGCGTGTCCATGATATTTCACGAAAAATGCCACTTTTCGCGCAATTCCGATGGGCGTTGCAGTTTTGCGAGAAAGTACAATGAGAATTTGGAATGCATGGCGATTATAGGATGGTTTCACGATTTGAAAGTGGAAAACCTGAAGAAATGTTTTTTATGGCTCAGACGCAGAGAAAAGAATTCCTGGCGCAACAAAATGATAAAAATTACCCGCCAAGCAAATATATAAAACCCTGGCACAAATAATATAAAAGAATAAGCGGATCGCTACTTATTTTTGAGAAATGGTAGTTGTTTGGGTAGCAATAAGACAAAAAAAAACCGGCTTTACAGCCGGCTTTTTTCGGTTTAGTGTGTTTTATAATTTGTTATCTGTCTTTTTTGTGATAAGATCATAATCTATGTGCAGCAACTTACCGCATTCGCAATAGAAATGATCTCCTCCAATTGATCCATATCTGCCATTATATTCATAATTACAGATTATCTCATGTTCATTAATTGCAGTCCTGCAATATTTACAATAATATTTTTCTAGTAAAATATCATTGTTTTGTATTTTTTCTTGTTTCATGTCTATCCTTTGTTTGTTTAGTTTCCATAGACACGGGAAAAATTCCCGTGTTTCGGGCCGTTACTACCGGCCACTCGTCGGTATGGATTATTTGATCTTTTTTTTAAGTTGCTTTTTTAGTTTCTTTTTTATCTTTTTAGCATCTTTTTTAGAAACTCCATCAATAATTAAGTGAGTTTCCCACCAATCATCTTTTTTTGTTTTTTTCATGTCTATCCTTTTTTTTTATTGTTAATCACTATCAAATATGAAAATGAGTATTAAAGCAATTATGAAGTAAATTAAAAACTTAATCATACAACAAAACCGCTATTATCTTTCTTTGCTTTTCCTTTGGCAATCAATCCTACAATTGAATTTCTTGGATCAAGAAATCGCAGATCATGGAGATCTCCATTAATTACCGGCGTTCCCAAATATGTTTCCGGTAATGCATCTTTGAAAACTACCGATACATTTTGACCGTTTTTAATTGCTTGCATGCATTCTGCTTCGTTTGTTTCATCTCGTGAAAATACCAGTGTGTAGTTAACTGGCAAGTTGCGCCGGTTTGGAATCTTGGTATAATCATAAAACAATGTGTCAGAATGTTTTTGGATTATCCCGAAATTTTCCCAGCGTATATCTGATGTACCATTCAAACGAAAGACCGGTTTCAATCCTTTGTTGTAACTTGCTTTTTTTTGTGCGGTAATCTCTTTGTCTAATTGCGCTAAGAATGCGGGCCGGTTTTCAAAAAACCAATTGGTTTTAGCGATCCTTGCAGCATGGATCGGATTGATCTTGCCATCCTTGGAAAATACCCACTGGCCACGGCCTGATTCATTCAAGCAAACTTCTTTGCATTTTCCCGCCATTGGGCAAACGTTACGGCCGGAGCTGTTTGCCGGCGCTAAGTGTAGTATGTAGTTCGCGTATCCTTCTGCAATTGCTTTACTTGTTTTTGTGTTTCCATGGGGGGGAGTTAATAACTTTGTTATTTTATGTTTCATGTGTCTATCCTTTTTTTGTTTGTGGTGAAGTCTATCTCATCAGTACGGGGTGACTACTTCCCATAGACACGCCGGAAACCGGCGTGTTTCGATTAATTATCACATGGTTCCCAATACTTAAAAGACTTTTCCAAGTCTTTCAATTCCGATTTTTTCGCATTTCTTTTATTACTTCTTAGAATAATATCGAATGCATTACAAAATTGATGAAGAGCGGAAAGCTCATAAGCAATCACAATATTATTATATTTTTTATAATGTTTTTTAATCTCTTCAAATGCTGTGTATTCGTATTGATTGCCGTATCCGTATTGATACTCAATTGGTAATGTGATTTGATCGGCGTATCCATAGTTTAAGATCACTTTGCCGGCAAAGTATCTATTTCCATTTAACCGGTCAAAGTATTCGAGAGCGGAAATGTCTATTGTTTTAATTGAATGTTTCATGGTTGTCTATCCTTTTTTATAGTTGTTTACTACCTGAATTTACTGCATTTATGTGTCATATGCTACATAATATGCGAACAGTAAATAAATAGTTTGATTGGGTGCGATGGTTTCAAATATGGCATGGCGGTAATTGTCTTACTATGTTGACAATGTTTGACACTTACCTTATTTCACGTCGAGTGGGTATCGGATAGAATATCCGATCCTATCTCCAGGTCGGACGCACCAAGGCTGCCGGCCGGTGTCCTAGTTAGTCGGTCTTAGAACATTTTCGCTATTTTGCGAACACTCTATGTGTCTAACTTCTGTTGCATATGACAACAGCGTGGCAGAACATAACTGAGGATGACTCGTTAGAAGATGCCATCGACCAGGCGGAAGAGTACTCCATCAAGATGGCAATCTTCCAATCTGGTTTAATCCCGCCGGAGCAACGGTGGCTTCAGTTGTCTGCGCACCACATATATGACCAATTATCAGACCGGGAACTCACAGTTTTAAAGATGCGTACCAACCAGCACACTTTCCCATCCATAGCGCTGGCACTCGACATCAGTGCCTCCAGCGCAAAGACATACTGGCGACGCGCAATGGCTAAGTGTTGTCAACTTATTGAGTATTTGTAGTGGCAATAGACTTAGACAGAGACAAGATCCGCATGCTGGCCTCATTTGGCTGCACGATAGTTGAGATAGCAAAATACTTCACAGTAGACGAGACATTAATCCGCACGAAATACCGTGCAGAGTATGAAGCTGGATTCGAGGAGATGAAGTTTTCTTTGCGCAAGGCCCAGTGGAAGAACGCGCTTGAGCTTGGCAATACGGCGCTATTGATCTTCCTTGGCAAGAATTATTTACAGCAGACTGACAAATCTCAGTTAGACTTAGTAGGCAACCTGGAGAACGTACTAAAAGAAGTAGGATTCGAGGCGAGTGATAAAGCAGATAGTGAACCGGAGAAATCTCTGGAAACACTTGGGGTATCAGCCGACACCACAGCAGTGGGCCATTCATAGCGCAGGGCCGCTGCAGGGCAAATCCAGTAAGCGTTTCCGTGTTGTCTGCATGGGCAGGAGATCCGGGAAGTCGTTTATGGCTGCTTACGAGATCATGCCTTGGCTATTAACGCCCAACACCCGTGGCTGGATAGTCGGACCCAATTACAACTTAGCGCAGAAGATTGCCAGGGAAGTTAAGCGCATGGTGATGACAGAATTAAAGCTGCCGATTGACAGCAAGAAAGAGATTTCTGGAGATTTGTATTATTTAAAGATTGCCGGATTGAACAGCGAGATATCTATAAAGAGCGCTGATGCTCCGGATTCTCTTATAGGTGAAGGTTGACCCTGCGGGGTCAATCTAAATATTTTGGCGTAGATTACTTAATCATCGATGAGATGGCCTTA